AGTTTGCGTCGCATTGACCGCCGACCATCCCCCGCCACTACCGCCACCCGATCCTTCCGAACCGTATTCGATAATAGACCTGGCTATCATTTGCCAGTATTCGACCGCACTCCCGGCATCCAGGAAACTGCCGAACGGGGTAACGCCTTTGGAATCCCTACGGGCTAAGCAAACATAGCCACCGAAATCAACGACATCACCCTTATGGTAATTCCCATCCAAGCGCCAAGAACCGCGCCAAAACCGCAAAGGGATTGCCGCTTCGTCAACCGGATGGTTAAGGAAGAACTCTTTGGTCGATAGGAAGGTTTCTTCGGCAAGCGCCTTCTGCAAGTCATCCAGGCGTTCTTGCTGCAAGTCCAGGGCTATCTTGAATATCGGGGATAGCTCTAGTTCATGGGTCGTAACAGTCCCGTCATAGGCCGTCTTAACCATGACAATACGCGAACCGGCCAACTCGAAGACCTCGATGGTATCGCCATCCCTTCCGTTTCTACCGTCTTGGCCGGTCAAGCCCCTCTCGCCGCGTTCGCCGGTCTTGCCACGCCCGGCAACGACTTTGAATTCCCCGCCAATATGCAGCATCAGCGAGAAGTCCTTCACCGTCAGGTCGCCGTCCTGGTACTCGACATCCTTCTTGTGGCCACCGCAGAAGCGGAAACCGAACTTACCTATACGTTCCCAATGCTCACGGTTATCCGTCGGCTCTACGGTATCCTGCTTGGCTTTAAAGAACTGCCCGAGGTTGTCATGAACGACCGCATCCTTACGGTATATTCCCGATTCCCATTGTGGCGCTTCAATTCCTGCCCCGTCCTTGCCCTGGATAACGGGGACGCTGGCGATTGTACTGGCTAAGTCATCGGCTAACTTTTGGGCAAGCTTGGCTTCGGAAATCGCAAACAGCTTAGGGATTTCGTACTTAACGTACTTGGCAATAGCCCCAATCGGGCTTAATGTCTCGGACATTAGTTTATCTCCAAGATACGCCGGACTTCCCTCATGTCTTCCTCTCGGCTGTCCTTAAGGAAAGCGATTACCCGGTCGCCAATCTCAGTTTGGGACGGAAGCGAATTCAACTTACCATGCAAATGCTCAACCTCGTCAAGTAGGTTGCCGATATTCAAAATGGCTGAATCGATTTCCTTCTTGATTGAAAACAGGTCTTCTGACTTGGCTAACAAGCCCGTTTGCACAAACGCATCTAGCCTGGATGAAATCAAATCGGATACGACTTCTTTGGATACCAAGCTATTCAACTTGTTATTCAGATTGCTATTCACTTCCTCGTTCAAGGCCGCTATTTCCGCACGGATAACGCCATCCTGAGCCGATAATTGCTTATTCATGTCTTCGGATACCAATGCCAGTTTCTCGCCTAGAATCGCAACCTCGCCAACATTGTCGTAATGTTCTTGCTCTGCGAAGCGTTCGATAGCGCCATCGACTAGGTTTTCAATATCTTCCCGACTAGGAACGGCCTGCTTAACCAAGGCTTCCGAAGCTGTCGTAACCTGTTCGCATAAGGCAACCAGTTCCTTACGCAATAGCTCTAAGGCCGGGTTATCCAGGGTCAGGATAAACGGATCTTGCTCAGGCTTGGCTTCGACTTCCGCCACCCGCTTACGCAACGCCTTAAGCTCGCTGACAATCGGGTTCAGTACCGCTAATAACTGGTCTTCTTTACTGGCCTGGATACCCATTTACGCATCCTCCAACAAAGTTATCTTGATATGCTTACTTACGAAATCGTAATCGATACCTTTATCCGCGCCGTCCTGATTGGTGTTCGGGTCGTTAGCATCGCCTACCTGTCCTTCGGTAGCAGTTCCCGGCGCACTCGCATTCGGTAACTTAGGGTCAGTGTTCAAACGGGCAGAAGTGATATTCCGCGCATTGTCGGCCAGTAGGTTGACCGGCCACATTTGTTGCTGCAAGAATACTTGGTCGCCGCCTTCAACGTCTTCCAAAGACTCTTTAGCCCTGGCTTCGTTCGGCTTGTACACGCCACCCATAACCCCTTTAGCCAAGGTTTCGATACGCGCTTTCCAGTCAAGCCTATGTAGGGACTCGGTATCGAACTCGATGTATTCTTCTTCACCCATACCGAAGGCGCTGGCAAGGCTTTGTTCGATGTTTTCAAGCAACGAACCTAAGCCGGTCGATAACCAGAACCGGATAAGCGATTCCGCATTATTCAAGGTTGCATCGTGGTTGGAAGCGACTATCGGTGGCGGTACGCCGAATACCCGGCAAACGTCCTCAATGGACATCCTCTGGGCTTCAACCAATTGCGCGTCCTGGCTTGTAATGGCCATAGGCTGAAACTTCAAACCGTTGGACATGATAGGGACTTTCCCCTGCGCCATACCCTCGGCCTGGGCATCGAAAGCTGCCCTCAAGCGGTCAATCTGGTCGCGTTTCAAGTCCTGTTCGGTAGATAGAATACCGGACGGACGGCGCATCTGGGAAAAGAACAAGGCTTGCGAGCGAGCCAACGATACGTTGATACCGATAGCTAATGCCGCCGCTTCTATGGGCGTTTCCCCGACCAATGGGTTACGTGGGCAATGTTGCCGGAAATGGATAACATCCCTGGCCGGGACTAAGTAATTTATCGGGACTTCCGGGACGGGAAATGGTGTACCGTTGCTAATCCCGTAAAAGATTTCTTTGGTTTCCGGCTCGACATGGATTGTCCAATGGCCATAAGGAACGCGATAAAGCGAAATAGGAACATTGCGATTGTCCCTAGCGATAATAACAAGGCAAGCGCCACGAAAAAGCATGTCACCGACAATATTAAATATAAACTGGTAAAAAGTCTCGTAGCTATTAGGTTTACGCAACAACCTAGCTTGCCAAGAAGTTTTAACATGCTCATGTCTACCGCCCTCAGTAATGCGGATATGCTTTGCCCAACACGCCGATATGACGCGGCAATAGGCAATTACGCAAGAATAAACAATGGGGACTTTGGTACTGTCATAGTAGGCATGGGACAAGCCCCGTTGCCAACCGTCTTCTTTACGGCTAAGGGAAAACAAGTTCCCGTATTGGCTTGCGCCGAAAAAGCCGCCTAACCAGCTTCCTTCTGGGGACATGCCAAGAATGCTCTTGGCAACTCCGGGCAATGCCCGTAAGTACGTTGATAATGACGGCATGACACGGCCTTACTGAGCGCCTGTCGCTTGTTCTTCTGCCGAAGCGTCTACTCCAAGCAGATTGTCTAAATCGTCGTCTTCGACCGTGGTTTCGTCTTCCCCGGTTGCTTCCCCGATTGCTTCCCCGGTTGCTTCTGCTTTGGCCTTGGTAATCGGGCTAGGAATCACATATCCTTCCGGTTCTTCACCTTCAAGATAAATCAATTCGCCTTCAGCCGGATCGGACGAATCTTGGGCAACGCCTTCCGCAATAAGGACTTCGGCCAGTTCTGCGGATACTTCTTGAAAACCCATTTCGCCGTTTACTTCTTCAACACCTTTACGATGTACCCAAATCAATTTAGTCGCCATTTCATGCCCTCGCTGCCATCAGACAAAAGTTATTGAATGATAACCTATTCCATAGCATCGGGGATAGTATTAATATTAGGGTCTTCACCCTCGATATAGCTTAATGACAACGCCCCCGACTCTGGTAACTCGCCTAGTTTATATTCCAGCAATATGTCGTAGAACGGGTCTGGGACATCAACAAAGCCCGTCTGCCCACCTATCCATTCTATTTCCTTAAAGGGAATCCATAGTAAACCGGCCATGTTATGTCTCCTAAAAAGACATAATATAGACGATTAATCGTAAATATGCGGGGCAAATTCACGCCGGTCGATGTTATACATGGATAGGATTTCCATGTCGATGGCCTGTTTGAAGGTCGGCATCCGTTCTCCCTGAAACCAGTAGGTTACAACATTAGGACTAACATCAATGGCCTTGGACAATTGATGTTTGTTATAGCCGGTCATATCTAACAAGGTATTGATAGCGGAAAGACACCTTTGCCGCTGGCTTTCGCTTACTCGGATAGTCATAAATTTAACAATAAGTAGTAAATAATAACCTTATTGTTAAATTTATTTAACAAATTGTCAATACAAATTGTTAAAAAAGACCGGGACTAGCCCGGTCTTCTCTCACTTCCCCCTAAAGTAACCTTATACGCTGGTCATACAAAGTACCCAAGGAAATGTAACTTACCACGCAACCGCTGTCAACTCCTGGACTGCGCCGGAACGTAACCGTGTCCAGTCAAGTTCCCAAACTACGCGGATACCGTGGCTGTTAGTTTGCCACAATGAGCGTACAGGGGTAGCAATGGTCGGGTCAGGTGAACCCGGTTCAGTAATCGCCAATGGAGTTGTATCCTCTTCATGGATAGTCGCTTCCATTGAGTAGTCGAACACGGGTACGCCGCCTGCCCATGCAATCTCAGACTGGTCAATCAACAACACGATGTCGGACGGCATGTTGGTTGATGTCACGACCGGAATACCCATCAGGACATTGTTAGCCATTGACGGGAAAGCCGGTGTTCCGGTAGCAGTCAACGCCATAGTTACGCCAATTGCGCGTAACGGGTGCATCACCCAGACCGGCCTTCTACCCATGTTCAACCCTGCCATCTGCGCCAAACGACCTTTGATGTCAGTCTGGATATTCGCTGCGGTATTGCCTGCGGAAACAGCCGTATTGCTTGCACCAATCGTGTTACGGATACCCGCTGGACGGGTAGCGGAAGCCGCTACGTTATCGACAAACGCTTTATCCAAAGCTTCGGCGGTATCGGTAATCATGAAGTCCCGAATCAGGGCTTCAATGGAAGGGGTACTGCGCTTCAAGATTTCCGCTGAGTAAGTCCCGATTACACCCAAGGATTTAGGGGTCAGGTCAACGGAAGTCAGTGACGCAGCACCGACACGAATCGGCGCACCTTCAGCCCGGAAGCCACCGGCAAGGTTCTTGCCTGGGGTACGCATGGGCAGGGTAATCTTACCGTAAATGTCGAAGGTGAATTCCCGCAGGTTCAGCTTGGGCAGGATCGCTTCTGGCTTCAACAAATCCATGAACGCGCCAACCGATTCTTGAACCAACTCT